TGCTACTAATCGCCGGTTACATGCATTACAAATAGGTCTATCCATACGGATATTTAGCAAAGCAAACCTTTGCAAAGGGCAGTGTTTACGGCATTATTTGATAGATTCTTATAAATATCATTAAGAGATTATATTTTAAAGGAAGTGAAAAACATGGCACTAACATCCCCAGGCGTAGAAGTTACAATAATAGACGAAAGTAATTATCTTCCAGCCGCAACAAATTCCGTACCATTTATTTTGTTAGCAACTGCACAAAATAAAGTAAGTGGCGCAGGTGTAGGCGTAGCAGCAGGAACAACTGCCGCAAATGCAAACAAACCTTATTTGATTACATCACAAAGAGACTTAGCCGCAACATTTGGTACACCGTTTTTTTACAGTACTGCAGCCGGAACAAGTATTAATGGTTATGAACTTAACGAATACGGACTGCTTGCAGCCTATTCAGTGTTAGGTGTTAGTAACAGAGCATATGTTCAAAGAGCAGACATTGATCTAAGTGAACTTACTGCTACATTGGTACGTCCAACTGGAGATCCAGCTAACGGTGTTTATTGGTTTGATACTGGTGCAAGTGCATTTGGTACATTTCAATGGTCAGCAACTACAGAAACTTTTACTTCTAAAACACCAATTGTAATCACATCAATAGCTGATTTAGTTGGTGGTGTTTCAAGTGGAGTTCCATTAGATTCAGTTGGTAGCATTGGTGATTATGCAGTTAACACAACAAACACAAACAATCCTGTTTATTATAAATCACCAGGAAACACTGCAGCCAGTGTTACTGCTAACACATGGGTATTAGTTGGAAGTGATGCATGGAAGAATTCATGGCCTACAATTACAGGTACAGCAACAAATCCAGTATTAACACAAGGCGAAGCAATTATACTTAACGATGCTTCAGTTACACTCACAGGAACAACAGTTGCAACTATGGCTAGTGATATTAACACTGCTTCAGTTACAGGTATAGTTGCTTTAGCAGTAGGCGGAAAATTAAACATCTATGCTGATTCAACTGCTGCAAATGACGGGTCAACTGAAGACGGTAATGGTATTATAATGGTCGAAGGTAGTGCAACACTACTAGGCGAACTAGGAATTACTACCCAGGGTGGTAATCCATATTATGCTCCGGGTCTAAGTCAGGGTTACAACTATAACAACCCACCCTGGGGATCAACAAATTCAGAACCACATCCATCAGGATCAGTTTGGTACAAATTAAACAATGTAAATCAAGGTGCAAATCTAGTTGTTAAGCAATATGCAGTAGCAACAGATACATTTACTACATTAAACACACCAATTTATGCTAATGATCAATCAGCACTAAAGGCACTTGATCCAGCAGGCGGCGGTATAAACGTTGCAACAGGATCATTATATGCACAAAACAACGTGCAAGAGAACAACACATATACTACTAAGTTCTTTGAAAGATTTACAACTGGTGCAACACTTGTAACAGGAACAATAGCTAATCCAACATTTGTAGCGTCAGAAACATTTACAATTCAAGCAAGTGCAAAAAATAGTAACACACTTACTACTGCGGTTACAGCCATATTAGCAGGATCAAATCCAGCAGACTTTGTTGCTGCTTTTACTGCCGCAAATGTAGCAAACACAACTGCAAGAGTATTATCAACTGGTGCAGTGCAAATTGAACATACATTAGGTGGAGTGATTGTACTAAAAGATACAAGTGGTAGTCCAGTTAATGATGCAGGATTTAGCAACTTAATTACAACAGGACAGTGCAGAAACGGAAACAACAGTGATTTAATTCTAAGTAACTGGATTCCATTGGGATTTGGAACAACTCCGGTATACACTGCAAGCGGAACAGCACCGAGTATTGATCCAGTAGATGGAACATATTGGTACTACAGTGAAACTGGTGATTGTGATATTATGATCCAAAGTGGCGGCACATGGAAAGGTTACCAAAACGTAACCACTGATCAACGTGGTTATCCACTATCAACTACTTCACCAAATGGTCCAATTGTTGCAGCAGCTGCTCCAACAACACAAAGCGACAATAGTGCATTAGTATATGGTGATTTATGGATTTCAACAGCAGATTTAGATAACTATCCATTAATTTACAGATGGGAAAGTGTTACAAGTGTGGATCAATGGGTATTAATTGACAACTCAGACCAGACAGGACAAAATGGCATACTGTTTGCAGATGTACGTTGGGCTGATAACGGTACAACAGATCCAATTACAGGTGACATTCCAACTATTAAGAGTTTGCTAACAAGTGACTATGTAGATCTTGACAAGCCAGATCCTACATTATATCCGGAAGGAATGTTGGTGTGGAATATGAGACGTTCAGGATTTAATGTAAAAAGTTTCCAAGCTGATTACTTTAATTCCGCAGACTTTCCATTTGCTACTTATGGTGCATTACCAACAGTAACAGATGCATGGGTAACTGCAAGTGGATTACAAAGCAATGGTGCTATGTACGCAGGAAGAAATGCAGTTAGAGCAATTGTTGTTTCTGCATTAAAGTCAAGTATCGATGGTGCACAAGAGCTTCGTGAAGAACAAAAGATATTCAACTTAATTGCATGTCCTAACTACGAAGAACTCGGAATTAATATGGTAGCACTAAACAATGAACGCAATAACACAGCGTTTATTATTGGTGATACTCCAATGCGTTTAGAAGATACAGGAACAGCTGTTACTAATTGGGCAACCAATGCAAGTGGTGATGGTTTAACAATTTCAGATCCATATTATGGTGTGTTTTATCCAAGTTGTCAAACAACTGATTTAAGCGGAACAACTGTAGTTGCTCCACCATCACATATGATATTGAGAACAGTTGTACGTTCAGATGATGTTGCTTATCCTTGGTTAGCACCAGCTGGAACAAGACGGGGTACTGTAGATAACGCAAGTCAATTAGGATATGTTAATGCACAGACAGGAGAGTTTGTACAAACTGCTGTTAGACAAGGTCTAAGAGATACGTTGTATGAAAATTCAATTAACCCAATTACGTTTATTCCTGGAAGTGGCATACTTAACTATGGTAATAAAACAACATACACAGGAAGTTCTTTAGATAGAATCAACGTTGCAAGATTAATAGCGTTCATTCGTGGTAGACTTGAAGTAATTGGTAAGAACTTTGTATTTGAGCCAAACGATCAAACAACACGTGATGAGATTAAAAACTCAGTAGAGAGCTTGATGATTGATCTAGTAGCAAAACGTGGTATATATGATTACTTGGTAGTATGTGATACTTCAAATAACACACCAACTAGAATTGATGCAAACGAACTATACGTTGATGTTGCTATTGAGCCAGTTAAAGCTATTGAATTTATATACATACCGGTTAGAATTAAGAACACAGGTGAAATATCAGCTGGTAACGTAGCAAGCTCAGCAGCAGTTTAACCTACTATTAAACTACTTTAAATAATGAAAAATGGGGTCTAAGGCCCTATTTTTTGTGACAGAATTTAGATAAATAATATTGTAATTAGGAGAATATAAAATGGCCGTATCATCGCTAACAAGAATGACAGTGCCTTTGGCATCAGACCAAAGTAGTCCAACCCAAGGACTGTTAATGCCAAAGTTAAAATATCGCTACCGGGTGGTATTCGAAAATCTTGGCGTGTCTACACCTAGAACAGAACTTACCAAACAAGTAATGACTTTTACTAGACCAACTATAAACTTTGAAGAAATTGAAGTTCCAATCTACAACAGTAGAATTTACTTAGCAGGTCGACAGACTTGGGACGCTGTGTCAGCAACATTCCGTGATGATGCTGGAGGGCACGTAAGTAGATTAATTGGTGAGCAAATACAAAAGCAAATGGACACACTAGAGCAAGCATCAGCTAGTTCAGGTATTGACTATAAATTTACAACACGTTGTGAAGTATTAGATGGTGGTAATGGAACAAGCACACCAAACGTACTAGAGACATGGGAACTATATGGTTGCTTTTTAGTAAATGCTAACTATGGTGACTTAGATTATGGTTCAAATGATCCTGTAACTATTGAAACTTCAATACGTTATGACAACGCAGTTCAAACACCACTTGGAACAGGAATTGGTGCTACAGTAGGAAGAACACTAGGTGACGTTGTAACTGGCTAATTAAGTTAAAGGAGTAACTTATGGGTTTCGGTGAAGACTTTCTCAAAGGGTTCTTTGGCAACGATTTCTTAAAAGACTATACACACGCGAGCAAAACGTTTCGTAGTAATAACTATGCTCTTTCTCCACGTAAGAAATTTCTATTCCATGTTGTATTCCGACTGAACATACAACAAATTCCGCAATTGACAAGTATTTTTCAAGCTCAAGATGTAGACAACCTCAGTTTACTTGTAAAGGAAGTTAAACTTCCTAGTTACAAGTTTTCAGTTGAAACTATGAATCAGTACAACCGAAAACGTAAAGTACAGACGCAGATTGAATATGATCCTATCACTTGTATTATGCATGATGATACCAGTGACTTGTCAAGAGAGTTATGGTACAATTACTATTCTTATTATTATAAAGATGCTAGTCAAAAGTATTGGGATGCCGCAGTTACCAATGGTAGTATAGGACCTAATGCAACAGGTGTTGATCCAGGTGCAGCATATCCTTATGGATTTAGAGATATCTATACACAAGACAGAGAAATTAACGACTGGGGATATATTGGCGAGAGTTATATGGATGGTGCACGAGGCGGAAAGCCTGCATTCTTCCGTGATATAACTATCTTTGGTATGAATGATCATCAATGGGCAGCTTATACATTAATTAATCCACTAATTAGTTCTTTTGAACATGACACCTACAACTATTCAGAAGGTGCAGGTATTATGCAAAATACTTTTACCTTTGATTACGAAACAGTAAAGTATTACAGTGGAGCACTAACTGGTAATAATCCAGATGGTGGTATTCCGAGTTTTGGTAACCCAGGTAGCTATGACACAATTAAATCACCATTGGCAAGACCAGGAAGTGCTGGTACAATATTTGGACAAGGTGGACTGGTTGATGCAGCCGCAGGTATAGTCACAGATTTAAGTGCTGGTAACTTAGCAGGAGTTGTTGGTGCAATACAAAAAGGTGGCACTGCATTTGAAACTTTCAAAGGAAGAGACTTGCAAGCAATACTTAAAACTGAATCAGAGAATATTGCTAGACAACAAATTAAACAAGAACTTCCAGGTGCAGCACGTGGTGTATTATACCCTAAAACTCCTGTGGATCCTGCAACTGGTTATAAAGCACCGGCTACATTAAAACCAACACCCACACCTGTCGGAACAACACCATACACTAACCTAACCAAACCAGTAACTATTCCAGATCAAACTAAACTAAAGTAAAATAAAAATGGCAACTGTAAACTATACAAATCCAGGAACAGATCCTACAGTAAGAGTATTTGATGAATTCTACAAACGTGAACTTGTTATTGATTCAAATACCTATGATAGTGTATTAAGTTTTTTTACAAGTATTTTTGCTGACGGTGATGCAGCTAAGAATTTTACACTGAGTGTTTTTACTATCAGTGAAGACAGTGGCAATCCTGTAGAAACTATTCTCAGTGAACTAAGCAAACAAAATCAAGTTCAAATTACTGCTACACTGGCATATTATCTCAATAATCAACGCAGTAATGCTACCTTACTTGGTATAACCAATATTCCTACTCCTAACCAATACGCTGCTCGCAACATACTGATATAGGTGACCTGTGGCTAACAAGTTTCAGCAAGGTCCGTATGTGGTAATCAATGCACACAAGTATGCAGGCAAAGGCGTGCCTAAATATCGCAGTGGCTGGGAACTTGCATTCATGAGATTCTGTGATAGCAACGACCATATCATAAGTTGGTCAAGCGAAAGTCTAACAATACCATATAGAAATCCACTTACAGGAAAACCCACACGTTATATTCCAGACTTTCTTATACAATACAGAAACAAACATAATCAAGTTGTTACTGAACTAATAGAAATCAAACCTAAGAAACAAAGCATACTTGAAAGTAAAGCCAGCAATAGAGATAGAGCTATTGTTGCAGTTAACTATGCTAAATGGGCAGCCGCTCAAGCATGGTGTAAACGTAATGGACTAACATTTAGAGTTATAACAGAGGATGATATTTTCCGTCAAGGTGGAAAGCGTAAATAAGTATAATGAAGACTTGCGAACTGTGTAATACCAGATTTACTTGCGATCCAGATTATACCTGTTGGTGTATGTTAGAACCATTGGTAACAGTGAATACTGAATTGCAAGATTGCGTATGTCCTAACTGTCTAAAGGAAGCACATGACCAGGAAACTAGAAGAGCTATTTGAACTACCAACTGACACTGTTGAAGATGGGTTACCCGACGAAGTAACTCCTGATAATGTACCCGAAGCAAAGCCAGAAAATAATCCTGTGATGCAAAACACACTTAGTGAATTAGACAAAGTACAGGCAGCCTTGCCATTGGTACGTGGACTAGAAGCAAGTGATACAGAAATGGACGACCTTGCTGGCAAAGCAGTAAAAGGCTATGAAGACATGATGGACTTGGGTATGAATGTTGACAGTCGTTGGGCAAGTGATATATTTGGTGTTGCAAGTCAAATGCTTGGGCATGCTATCACTGCAAAGACTGCTAAATTAAACAAAAAACTAAAAATGGTTGACCTACAGCTAAAGAAAGCAAACTTAGATCAAAAGGTTGCTATAGTTAATGACGAAACAGTCAACGGAACCGGCGTTGTATTAGATAGAAACGCACTTTTAGATCGATTGTTAAGCGACAACAAAGAACAAAAGAACTCCAATTGAGCTAAATACTGCATAGAAGGAACAAAAGATGAAATCATTATCACAATACTTGACAGAAGCCAAACAAACATTTGATTACAAGATTTATATTCTTGGTGATGTTGAAGCTGATGTCTTAAACGATTTGGAAGAAAAACTTCAGCAGTTTGATGTTATTAAAATGTCTGGTGCAAAGAAAACTCCAATTCAAAAGACTCTTCCAGTATTTCCAGAAGCTGAAAACGAAAGTATGTCAATTATTGATGTATCTTTTAACTATCCAGCAACACCACCGCAGATGATACAAATTGCTCGTTTGCTAGGTATGGATCCAAATGCTATTAGAATACAACAATCTACATATGCAGATAGCATTGATGCTGAGCGTGAAGGGT